CCCTCCAACCAATACTCCACCCATGTGGTTGTTTCGTTGTCATTATCCAATGAACCTTCACGCTTTTCAAGCAATGATTCGTCCATATCACCTTTGGTTGTGGTAATCAATTTGAACTCCTAATAAGAGCCGCCGTAGCGGTGTTGGCTGGCATTGTGATGGTAAACGTAGTGGTAGAGGTTTTGTCAGAACCAAAGTCCAACACAGCTATGGATTTGTTACCTTGGGTAACGTTATAGATCAGGGCACACCTTGCTGTTAATGCGGCAGTCCAAGATATATTAGGAAACCCGACATAGGCTGTGTACCCTGAAGATGATACCGTGATGGGTGTTAGTGTCGCCCCACCCGCGGCGTAAGTGCCTGTATTAGCTACTTCGTTGGTCGCACTGTACACAGTTGTGTCTTCGTTCAGATTAGCGTTAGCCGTATACAAAGCGATCTTGATAACGTCGGTTGTCAAGTCGTGTATGCCTTGATAAAGCTCTGCTTTAAACGATGTGGTCTGGGTTTGAACAATAGCCATCAGGTCACCGCCTGTCTAAATTGACCAGAGCGATAAGCGTCCTGACGCTCCATACCATCACCCAGACGTTTAGCCAACGCAAGTGCTTCTTGATATTTGCCGTTGTACAGCGCCATCATGTCTTGCTCACCCTTCATGTAGGTGTAAGCCTCAACCAAAGAACCATACAAAAGTACGGAATCAAAGTTATCACCTAGCCATGTCTGACCATCTGCGGCTACTGTAATTGACTCAGGGTAGTAGTAATAGTGCAGTTCGACACCATAACTTGCATCGGCTGTCGGGCCAATTATGAACGAAAGTTCGTCATAAATTACAGAAGTTAATACCGTTGGGCCAAACAGTGCGTAGTATTTAGGCGTGCCTTTGTCGGTGGGCTGTGGGTATGCCTGACGAATAAAGTTAACGTCTTTGTTAAGCAAGTACTCGTAGTTACCACTAGCGTCAATGACCGCCATAGAGTACACAGCTAAGAAGTCAAGGGGGCAGTCCAGATACTTTGTATTTACCGCAATAGTGCTTGTTACGTTCTTGCGAATTGAGGGGAACTGAACCGAGTTGTAAATACGCTGCTCAGCCTGCGTAACGAACACGGGAATATTAGCCACGAAATCTGCTTCCGTGTTCTCCGTGTACGCCTGAATAGCGGCGCTGAGTGCGGTGTAATTCATGCCATCGGGCCACGAGCAATCGTGCCTTTGGTAGCCGCGCCGTTACCACGGGTAACGATACCGGATGTCTTAGTTGGGTTTTCACCGTTGTTAATGACACCAACGCTCATCTTCATGGTGTTGAGGCTACTAATGCTAGAGTCCTTGCCGGGGTTCTCCGACATTACCAAAGGCTTGCCATTCATTTTGTGCGGTGCAGCATAAGTGGCGGCGTCGCCAACTTCTTTACCCATAACTTTTTTGCTAAATTTAGCCATGATTAGCCTCCACGTTGGTTAGCAACTTTGGCCAAACCACGGCCATATTGCATCATCATCTCATTAGTCTTACCACCCTTGGCAAGCTTTGTGGGCTTTTTGCCGGGGTGCATGTTTTTCTCGTGTTTACCAATGGCAGACTTCACCATCTTTTTGTCTTGTGTCATATCTTTCATAACTAACTCCTAAGTAACTGTTACCGTAACTGTACCAATTTGTACACCTAATGCCAAGTAATTTGGTGTTAATACACTATCAAAACTTCTTGACCCCCCAACAGGGTTCCAACCCCACTGAATGTCCCGGGACCCAACAGTCGGGTTGCCGTTAGTATTTATGCCCGCCGTAACGTAGGTTGAATCATTACGAGGGTTACGCACAGCTTGCGGGTCATCAACTGGATACATACCCAACTGCAACTGCGGCTGATCGGGATCCCAACATTGAGGGCATACAAGCAGGTTATATATCTTGGTCTTCTGAATCTCTTTTTTCAACGCCGTCAATTTGTACTGGAAGCCACACCTATCGCACATGGCGATACTGTTCTTCGCAGAAGCAAACCGATTACCCACTAGGTGCCTCCGCCAATAAACTGCTGTCGAGGTACAAAGCGAATAGCCGCTTTCTCTCGGTCTTCAGTCGCGGCCAATTCCCAAGCCTCGTCATACTGCTGTTTTAGTACGGGTAAGCGCTCAGCGCCACCGGCAATCTTCAACGCCAAATAGTATGCAAGACCAGCGGCTAAACAGGGGATAAACCTAAACGGCACATCCATCACATTCACACCACCACCAGCGTCTTGCGTGCGGCGTAAGCGCCAATAAACAAACGTGTACTGCTGTGACCCATCAGGAGTTGGCCAAACTGTAATAGCCGGAACCTGCGCCCAGTACACAGCGACTGCAGCGGTATGGCCTACAGCAATTGTTTCTTGCTGGCCACGAGAGCAGTTAAACAGCGTACCGGACTTGGCGTTTGTGTTCTGTGTGATGTAGCTGTAATTGATGATCTCGTCATCAATCTTAATGAAACCAGTTGCTGGCAAGCCTGTTACATCGTTCAACACAATTGATGTGCTGGTGGCCGTAATCGTCGTTGTAAGCGTTGCAGCAATAGGAGAGTTTTGGCCGTTATACCGTTGAATCCAGACTTGAATTGGTCTGGCTTGCTGAATCTTGTTAGGGATCGTAGCGTACGTAGAAACACTAATACGCGTGATTGTTAAGTCGGCCTGTGTATTAGCTGCGTTAGGCTGCGTGCGGATAACGTGCTCAATCAGATCAACTGTACTGTCTGGCAGGGCGTATGTATTCTGGCCCTGAACAAGAGTGATCTCACCCTGTTCTATAGTCCACATATTGATGCCGCGATTAGCCCAGTCTGCAAACATAATGTTCAAACTACGACGAGCAGTACGCAGGTCATAGCCAGTACGCATCTCACCACCGGCGCGTTCAAACGCCTCCTCGACCAATTCGTCGAGTTGGAGATTAAAACCTGATGCGCCAGAAGTGGTTGCCATTATCTAAATCCTGCAGTTTTCTTCGCAATTGTTTTTGGTTGGGCTACGAATTGTTTCCCGGCGGCTTTTCCGGCTCGCTTGGCTTTGGTCGTCGCAGCGTACTCAGCAGGGCTGAGACTTTTGATCGCAGCTTTTGGAAGGTATCTTTCACCAGTGTCAGAAGATTTTTTACCACTTTTAGTCGTCCAATCTTGTTTGCCCCAGTCTTTTAGAGACTGTTGCGGTTTAGCCAACCCGCCACCGGCCATTTTCTTACTAGCGCAGTGTGCCTTCTCTGAAAAACCTTTTGGGGCATCACAGTTTATGGCTTTCTTACGCTTGTCAGACCACTTAGTCACGATAGCCACCACCTGCGGCTTTGTATCGTTTAGCCATGACCTGCGCTTTTCTGGCGCTCCACTGACCTGCACCTGTGCCAACAATTGCCGCAGCTTTTACGCTATTGAAAATCCGTTTACGTAACTCAGGCTTGGTGTAATTACCAGCTTCGTTTACCTTGGATTTTACTGCGCCGCCCTCTTTGTACTGGGTAAAGTCAGTGTCGTCTCGCCGGGCCTTCTTCTTACCCTTGGGCATCTTGCTTGGGTTGATATTACCCATACCACGGCTGGCTATCATGATTACACCATCTTTCCACGTGTTTTACCTTTAGTAGCAATACCATCGGCGCGTTTAGAAGCGGAACCACCTTTAGCGTAACCTTTTTGCCCACGAACAGCGTCGCGTGGGTCTTTCTTTTTAGGCGCTTCTTCCGTGCTGGTTAAAGACTCAGAGTAAGCTTTTTCAGTGGCCGCGTTCATCTTGCGCTCGGCCATCTCTTCCCGCGCTGCTTTTTCTGCTGGACTCATGTTAACTCCTTAGCAGGCCATGCCGCCGCTCTTAAGTATCTTGCCTTTAGTTTTGCCTTTAACAGCGATACCGTCAGCGCGTTTGGAAGCAGAACCACCATTGGCCATACCACCTTTTTTCATGCCTTTGCCGTCACCGATAAACGCGGGCTTTCCGTCTTTCATGGGCATAGCGCCGCCACCGGCCATTTTGGTTGCGCCTTTTTTCTTGGCCATGATAGCCATCATTCCGGGGTTCATTTTGGAAGCCATAGTATTACCGCCTTCTTTCATAATTGACATCTTGCCGTGAAGTGTCTTAGGTTTGTTAACTTTTTGAAGATCGGGGCGGGACGTATTGGTGTCCTTGCCAAACTTCATTCCTTTGCTCGCGCCGCTAAATTCTTTAGCAACCGATACCGGTACACCCGCAGCCTTTGCAAACTTCGGGTTGTGTGCAGCAGCATCCATGAACTGCTTTTGTTTGTTACTCGTCGCTGGCATCTTTTTTCCTGCGAATTAACTCAGGAAAAGGTTTACCTGCAATCATTTCAGTGATCCGCATACCTGTCCACACAATCGTAAACAGTGCGGCAACCGCAGGAAGTAATTGCATTACCGTACCAATAGCCGTAACAGCGGCAACGCCATCCGCTACATGTTTTATGGTTTCAACGTTTTCTTGGTTCACACCATCCGCCCTTTTGTCTTGCCTTTTGTAGCGCAGCCATCAGCCGCAGTTACATAGCCCCCATCCTTACAGTTCCACGCCCTCAAAGACTTATTGATCCGTGAATCCGGGTCGTTGGCAGTTTTGGCGCTTGTCAGTTTCTTCTTCATGCCTTCCATACGGGCGCAGAAAGAGTCGCGCCGTGAGCCGCCCTCGGGTTGAGGACGTTTCAATCCGGGTTTCCCGGGGTTGGCCGCGTTGTACGAAGCCCGTCCCTTGGCATTCAAGCCACCCTTTTCGGATTTGCCCTCTTTGCGCGTCCATGCTGGAGACTTAGCCATAGAAAATTGTGACCGAAGTTACGTTTGCCACAGTTCCATGAACATTGGTGCTGAATAAAACACCCTCGCCCGGAAACAAAATATACGTAGGTTGCGTAGCAGAAGCCACGGTGTTAAGCGTCATAACGGTTGTGCCGCCTGACCCGCCATCTTTAAATATCACACTACCAGCCGTACCTGTTGGAACCATGTAAACAGCTTTGACCCTTGCTCTAGCAAGAGCAGTAGGTGTTTGATTGGTAAATTGCCCTGTAGAAGTTAGCGGTACGCTTACCTGTACATCAGTTTGCATCGACATAGGATGCTCCTAATTAAGCAGTGCGTGTAAACACGTACGCTGTTGCGCTAGAGAACATGATGGTGAAACGGGCTAAACCGGTTGCGCCAGAGGCAACAGTCAAGTCACCAAAAGAACCGGCAGTGTCTGCGGCAGCAGTTGACAAAATGCCGTTGGTGGCAACAGCAATAGTTACAGTTGATGCACCGCCTGTGTTGTCAATATACAGATCAAAAACTGTACCTTTAGCCGCTCCCAGTGCTGCGCCAAGCAACGTGCCAGTAGGCAGCGTGATGGTTGTAGCGGCGGCTGAAGTAGAAGTGATGTAGCCAGTAGCAACTTCAGCAGCAGTGGCTGTTGCAGTGGCGTTGATTGCGGAGGTTGTAGCGTGCGTGATGCTGCCAGACCCTGCAACATTGCCAGTGACGTTGCCCGTAAGAGCGCCAATAAAGCCATTTGTGGACGTTACTGGGCCGGAGAAGGTGGTCGATGCCATGATTTTTCCTTACATACAAGTTAAGTGCATTAGTCTGTATGTCGTCAGCCGGGACTGTCTAATGCACCGGAAAGTCCGGATTGCTGTGTTTATATCACGGTATTTTTAAGTGTGCAACAGTTATTTTTCTTGTCACAATTTTTCGGCATTATACATGCATGAAATACCGCGTTGTCCCTGTTGATACTCGCCAGCCAGAGGTGGTGCAACTACTGACGTTGCTTCAAAAAGCATGTCTCCCCCACGATAAAATTTACCCGATTACAAAAGGATACTGGTATGTCGCTTACACACAGGACGGTGAGGCTGTTGGGTTCGCTGGTGTTGTTCCCTCTAGTCGTTGGTCTGACACTATGTATCTTTGTCGGGCAGGTGTTGTACTCGCTCATCGTGGACGCGGGCTTCAGAAGAGGTTTATTAAAACGCGGGTTCGCAAAGCCAAA